CTCGACCACTGTGCGTGGCGTTAGTTAAGGTTACGTCACCATCTGAAAGACTTACAGGGCCATCACCTATTGTGGTAACCTCTGTAATTGTTCCAGTAGTAGAATCCTTGCTTATCGTTTTAAGTGTGGTTTCAGAGCGGACTGGACCGCTAAATGTTGTATTAGCCATATCAATCTCCTTGTCTTGGCAAATGTCAATCGCCCAATGCGACTGTCAAGGTATCTTTACGATACACCACCTTTTAACAAAAAGAAAGACTCTTTTATTCGCTTGATTTTTCTTTAAGAACCAATCCAAATATAGCACAAACTATACCTGCCCAAGTTAATATTGGCAGTGTTAGTAGAATGCCCAAACCAACACCAACGACAGCCGCAGCTCCATAGCTTGAAGGCTCTTTTAATCTTCCTTTAATCCAATCCATAATTTTCTCCTAATTAAGTTAAAAAAAAGGCGACATAAAGCCGCCTTTTTGATTAATTAACAAAAGCAATTAAGCTCCTGGTGACCCAAATACACAACGAGGATCACTGAATCCAAACGAGTAACGCTCACGGGCTTTAAACCGCATGTTACCTGTATCGAAGTCAGCTTCCATATTTGTACGCATTGGTGAACGCTCAAAATGTTTAAAGCCATTTGGAGCATCTGTTTTAATGAAGAATGCATCAGGATCTGTTAAAAAGTGATTAACAGTATATCCTTCTGGAACCATTCCCATATTTTTCACTGCATTGATATCATTGTCAGCTGTGCTAGGACGTAAAGTTGATTCTAGCAAACGATCTGCAATAAATTGCAACTGAGGTGGAATTATCATTTTTGCTCCACGAAGGGCAATAATCATATTTCTTTCATCTACAAAAGTTGAAATATCAATCAAAGCATTTTCTAACGATGTTTCGTTAAGATCAGCTGGAGTTGATGGTTCGTTTGCAAATGTACCACCCATACCAAGTGGATGAACTAAAGAACAAAGTTCTACGCCATCTCCACCAGTGAAGCTTGAGTTAAATGCATTATTTAAAACAGCAGCCGCTTTAACCTGCTTGGTGTGTGCCATAGATCGGGCAAGAGCCTTCGTATAACGCGCACCAAGACGATCATATAGATTATCTTCGATTGCTTCTTCAGTTAATGCAAAAGCCAAAGCGACGGTTTCATGCGAATAACGAGCAGTGTATGCTTCGTTAGCGTCATCAAAATCGACCCCAGCTCCCTCAGTTTTTGTTGGAGCGTTGCCAAATCCAACTAACATCACTTCTTCTTCGAAAGCTCGATCCGAGGATTCTGTATCAAAGATTTCAGCGTGTTCGCCTTCATAACGAGCATACTCCATTCCGAACAAGGCATTGAGGCCCGGCTCTAGCTCTTTAACGAGTTGTGAACGTGATATAGCCATAACTCAATCTCCTTATGCTAACCCAGCGCCTTTGACGCCGAATATATGGTTTTGAATGACTACTTTTACATTCGTATTTGCTGATGCCACATCGCTATTCTCAGGATCTTGAGAAATATCAATAGCTTTTAGAGAAAGCGAAGTTGCAGTTCCTCCATCAGTTACTTTCAATTCAGCACCAGATATACCTGTTACGGTACTTCCAGCACTTGTATATACGACATCAAAATTACCCAACAAATCTGCAATTGGAAATGCCGCATCTGCTTGAATTTCAAAAACAACCATAGGGTCATCAATGATAAAAGCAATGATATCAGAAGCATTAGTGCTTGCAGGGTAATAGTTACTAAATGTTACCTCACCAGATGTAGGATCTGTGTAAGTGCAACCGTTGAACACACCAACAATAGGTACTGTTCCGCCATCGGCGTGTATCTCTACACCACCGCCAGTGACTTGCATTACCATGTCACCTTGGAAGATAGATGTACCGTAGTTTGCGGCGATTCTGTATCGGTTTTGTCCACCAGTAAAAGGGGTTCCCCCTATTCGACCAACAGGACGTAAACCGAAGGCAGCATCTTGATTTGCCATTTTTACTCTCCTTCAGAGTTCTTTGCTGTATTTCGGACTGAGCCGAAGCTTACAGAGGATTTACGTTGTGGAGCAAGTTTAGGCATGGCTGGATTGTTTTCACGCATCCAATCACGATCCACTGCTTCCATTTGATTTTTAGAGACACCTTGATAGTGCCTATTCCGCTGCTCTGCCATTTCGACGGGGATACGAGCGAGAACAAGACCACCAACACCTATAATGCCAGCGTTTCTTCCCTCATCTACTATTGGTCCTACATAATCTGGGTATTCCTCTGCGCGAACAAGGTCCCATCCTTCCTGCCGTTTTTTATGAACGTTAGTTTTATCGTCGAATTCCATTACGGATTCGCGTATCCAACGGTGTTTATAACCAATTGGGGGTTCTGGAGCGTCTAAAGCTGATCCTGGACGCCATGTTTGAGATCTTTGTGTATTCTCCCGCGTTGTTGTATCGCGTGCTGTCCTATCTGCCATTAGTCTCTCCTCTTTTCTAATTCAGCCACTTCTTTTGCATATAAATGAAGAGGAATCCTCATTTTCTTAGCAAATGCGACTTGACCCGGTGTTAATTCAACCGACTTTTTCCGCCCACTTTTTAAAGACCGTCCGTTACCAGACGAAGGAGTGATAGCCTGAGCGCTCTTCTTATCATCCTTTGTAAATTTATTTGGTATTTCAATACGCAATCTTTTGTCAATTTCAGAATAATATTCTTTACTTGACGGATCATACGCTTCTTCTAAAACTAATTGTTCATGTATTGCTTGCGCTGCGCGAGTCATTACACGATCTTTTCCAAACCATTCATTATTAGAAAGCCATTCTTTAAGTTTTGGATCTTCTTGTGCTTGATTAACTGGAGCCTGTTGCACTTGTTGAGGCTGCTGCGCTTGCATTTGTTGTTGCTGTTGCGCTGCTTGTTGATTTGTAGCAGCACGCGCTTTTTGAATTCTTAATCTTTCTTTTTCTATTGCTATTTGAGAAATTGCAGCTTGTGCTTCTGCCATTTTCTCAACATCACCAGCTTCATGCGCGTCTGCATAAGCACGTTTTGCTTGAGTTTCCTGAGAAACAACACGACCTTCGTACTCATTCATGTAGCCTTTATCTAAATTTCCCAACCTTTGTTTTAACTTTTGGTTTTCTAATTCTTTTTGTTGGGCGTATTGATAGGCTGCTTGAGCTTCTTCTGAAGCTTGCTTACGTTTAGCCGTTAGCTGGTTTATTCGACGTTGAACATTGTCACTAAAGGACGCTAGTTCTTCATCTCCATCTGAAGTTTTAGAATCTTCACGAACATTTGTTCGGGTTTCTTCTTTTTCTTCAGTAGATGCTTCAACCTCATCTGAAGTTGTTTCTTCTTCTATTTCAACAATAGAAGAACCATCTTCTTTAATTTCTTCTTCACGAACTTCTTCATTCATAGCCATTTTTCCTGCTCTCCTGTTCTTTATACATATGAAATGTCTGTGGGGTCAAGTATTGTTGCAATAATATTATCGTCATTTATGATACGAACCTCAAGTCCGTCCACTTTGAACCTATTTCCACTATATCTTCCTATAAGAACCCATGACTTTTCAGAACACCACGAACCACTTGGGAACTTTTGGGCGTCTTTATAGGCATCAGGTCCTAATTTAACGACATAAGCAGATACTGTTGCAAAACTTTCCTTTTCCCTAATAGCGTCAGGAACAATAATGCCCCCTTTTGTTTTTGCGCTGGGATAGTAAGGAATAATCAAAACCCTATAACCAGTAGGCTGTGGAAGTCTTTCCAGGGCAGATGGCTCTAAATTAGAGGGGTCACTTTCATTTTTATTTTCTTCCTTCTTCTTACCAAATGCTGTTTCTAAGGGCTTTGGTAGTTCTGAAGAAACTTTTTTGTCTTTTGCCGCTGCTCTTGCAACGTGTTCTGGGACGAATAATTTTTTGTTAGTCATCGTCAAGCTCTATACCTTTCATCGCGGTTTTAATTTCGTCTTCAACGTAGGCCATTCCGCGTATTTCGCCTACAACGTACCGATATTCTTCAAATGATTTAATCGAATTGTCCGCAAGCTTATTTTTTAATCTACCATCGCGCTCACGAATACTTTTTAGTAGATAATCTGCTAAACTTATAGCTTCCATAGTACCTCCTGAAGATAAAATATAGGATCTTTAGGGAAATACAAGTAATATTACCACAAAATTATAAAATACCTTTAAACCTCTGGGTTCTTGATATTGGACTAAACTTTTTTATCGCTCCGCCCAGCGCTTTTTTTTGCACTTTTTTTCGCTTTAGCTTTTGGTTTTGTTTTTTTGACTTCTTTTTTTGGCTCAACGCTATCGCTACTGCTTGCTTCTGAGGATACCCCTCTGATATCAGCTTGGACACGTTGTATGCTATCGTTTGCGGACTCGACCCCTTTTTCAACGGCACTTTGAACACCTCTTTTTGCTGTTCTTATTTGGTCTATAATTTTTTGTCTTACAGAAGAAACCATTAATTCATTCCCTTTTGTCTAGCATTAAATTCAGCAATGTCTCTTTGAGTTTGAATGCGATCTTCTGCAATTCTAGTTTTGTCTTTCAACGCATCTTCTGAAATATCAATACGCTGTTGAGCAATAAGAGTATCATTACGCTCTTTTTCTTTCTCCATTTCTTGCCTTGCTACAAATTCACTATCTTTACGTTGTAAATCAGCAGCTTTAATTTGCAATTCCTGTTGCCTAATTGCAACAAGAGGATCTTCTTGTGGTGGTGGTGTTACAGCTTGCGCTAACTGTTCTGTTGTTTCTGCAATGATTTGTGCTGCAATTTTATCAATTTGTGGTTTGATTTGTTGCATCATCATTTCCATTTGCTGTGGATCTTGTTGCACTTCAGGTGGAATACCCTGCATAACCTGTGCTTGTGCTTGCGCTTCTGACATAAGGCCAATGTGTTCTTGAATATGACCTTGAAGAGCCATAACAGCATTTGGGTTCATTTGAACCGCAGATGTAGCCATAACAGCTAAATGTGTTTCTATATGTGCCTGATGGTCTTGCTCTGGAAAAGCTTGCAATGGTTGGCCCATAAGAGCGTTTTGGTTTTCTTTTGCAGCATTAACAGGGGGAGGCGGTGGCGGTGGAGGCGGCAATATAGCCTCAATATTAGTTACACCTAAAGCCTCATACATTTTTCTGTATGCTTGATAAAGTCCTTGTGGTCCACCATGTATTTCTGGATTAGACTGTACTAACTGCAATTCACTTTGAGCCAATGCAATTCTTTGCGACATAGAGAATATATTAGGATCACTGGCTGGTAAAACATCTACACGTTGATCAAAGTCTTGTGCTTTAATTTCTGGGCCTACCTCCATAGACGGAGCGTAAGGATAAGGCTGCAAGCCCTCACCAAATATCTTAGCTAGTAATTTAAATTCTATCTTTTGCGAATAATGCAATCTCTTATGAATTGCAGACATAACTTTTGTACCACGCTCCATAATCGCCATTGTTGTGCCAACAGGTGTTTCACCACCCATCTCACCTATTTTTAAATCAGCCATAGAAGCAAATCTACGTCCGGCATCGACCAAAGTACCTAAAAGATTGTAAAGGGTGCCTGACGGCTCTTTAAACGGCAGTGGCATAAGAGAACCGCGTAAGTCTCCGCCCACTACATCAATGTCTCTAAACTCTCCTGGTTGCAATGGATCGTCATCGTTTCGAATACGAGCGCCACGCGCTTTAAACCCTGCTGGTAAGTTAGCCAATGTACCAGCGTCAATAAGCTGACGTAAAATAGAGGTAGAAGCTTGAGCTAGACCGCCAATCATATGTGTTAAGCCAAGGCCATAAAAACCAAGACCAGGCAAAAACTTATAATGAACAAAATATTGTTTCTGACGCTTCATAGGTTCTATTTCATCATAGTTGCGTCTAATGCTTAATATCTCATTGTTATCTTCAAGAATAGTTACAATGTAAGGGAGTTTTAATCCTGTTTGCTCTTGATCCATACCAACATCTTCAAAACCCTCTAGGTCCAAAGATGTATGTATTTCGTATAAAACTAAATCACGAGATGCGTTAGAAGGATGTACGCCCTGAATGTCATCAATTGACTCAGTAACTTCATTTGAATCTGACTCACCATAACCATCTTCAGGAATATCAATATCGCTATAAAAACCAGCTAACTGCAGCTTTCTAACTTCGTTTGAATCCATAGATATTCTATGCGTAATGCGTGGAGAAGACGCTAAGTCTGTCGCTCCATAAGGAACAATAAGATCTTCAGCGTGAATAAACTTACTTACGGCACGCTGCTTTAAAGGATCAAAATAAACTTTCTTAAATGTAGACCCAATTACAGGAAGATAAAAAAGCATTTGATCTAACTCAGGGTCATACTCTTCCATCTCATAAGTAATCATATAATTCATATAATCTTTAACACGCTCTGCTTGCTTAACAAGCATTTCGTTCTGCGCTCCAATAACTTGCGCTCGAACAGGCCCAGAAGCTGGAAGTAGCTCACGATAAGCTTGCGCTTGGAATTGCGTAACTGATTCAGCCAATAGCGGGTGTATTACCCCAGAAGCACCCTCAAAAGGTTCTGTTCTGTCTTCTGTTTTCATTCCTAAAAACTCAAGACCCTTTTTATAAGTGTCTTCCCAGTCTTCTCTTGAAGACAAGTCGTCTAAAATAGATCCAACAAGATCTGACGATAGCCGTCCAAGAGCGTCTTCTTCCATAACTTCTGCTAAATTACCATCAAAAGAAATTTGCGGAGGAGTATCTTCTGAAGATTCATACTCGCCAATAACGGCGCTGCCGTCATTAAATTCAAAAACACCTGGGTCAGCAGGTATTTCAGTCACCTCAACAGGAACTTGTTGGTTTGGTACTACAGGTATTTCAGGTACACCGCCTGGACCCATATTATCTTCAATAGCCATTTAAATCTCCTATATAGGTGTTGAGGTGAAATTGCATCCGCCAACTATGACTGTAGGGAGGTAACCACTCATAGTTATCTTACTCCACCCCAACCTCGAAACTTGAAACATTAAAAATCCTTTTCAAGTATTATTTTACGCCAGAAAATCTGGTTCCACGCAAAGCAGCGCCACCACCACGAGCATTACCCGCACCAGTTCCGCCCTCAATTGGAGCCTTTTTCACTTTCTCATAAGATTGAGTCATAACACCCATTTTATTTTGGCTGTTGCCATCTGTGGGTGTCTTAGGTGTCTTAACCATACCGCTATCTTCTTTCATTACTTTACTCCTTTAAAATTACCACCACGACCAGCCATAACACAACCGCCGCCTTTATACTTTTTAACTTTGCCCTTTTTAACCTCACCACCATACATCATGCCTTGAGGTCTAGCTCTTGGCCTAACAGATTTTGTAACGCCCCTACCTAATGCCATGTTTATAGCGTCCATATTAAGATCAGACATTTTTGCACCAGAATCTAGTGCTTCCATTGCAGAAGCTCTATTGCCACGGGCAACAGCTTCACCTTCTGCTAACTCTTGTAAAAGTCGCATAATCAATTTACTAGGATTAACATCTGCCATCTTATTCTCCTTTAATAATACTCTCTGCGTTTGCTATAAGCATATTCATCGTCGTCATCATAATCGGTGGGTGTTGTAATAAAACCACCTTGTCTAAATCTTAGTATAGCCTGTGTCATCGAATCTGCCAAGTCATCATGTTCACCATTGGGAAAAGAAGCACATTCTTCCATAACTTCATCAGCAAAATTCGTATCAGGACACCAAACCATTCCACTTTCAAACACAGGAGCGCAAGAATGCATCCTCGTAAACTTGTCTGCACCACGGCTCGGAGTAAAAGGCGTTACAGGAATACCAATCCGGCGCAACTCTTGCGTCAACGGCATACCAGACCCCTTCTGCTCTATCAAAACCATATCAGGCTCGTACAACTTGTAAAGCTCATTTGCTTCATGCTTGAGTTGTGGGAACTCCCAACGCCCTTTAACAGCGTCTAAAAGCATAATATGTTCTTCATTTGTCTCATCTTCAGTAAAAATACCCCAAGTTGTAACAGCAGAGTAGTCAGCTCTGTCGCTCTTACTAAATGCCGTATCGTAACTTTGAATAATGTAGCTGCAAGGGGGTGGATCTTCCTTATTCCACATCTGCCACCACTCTCTTTTAATGATTGCACCCTCTTCAGCAGTGGGATTTTGCATATATTGAGCATTCCATTTAGCAACAGGAATAGAAGCTTTTACGCTCTCTAACTCCTCTAAAGACCAGTATTCAGGCCATAAAGAGGTTCCAGAGGGCATAATTGCAGGAAATTCCACTATATCCCACTTATCTGCACCTTTTTCGCTCTGTTTTTGCAAAACTTTTGCCGTTAAGTCCCTAATAGACCATCTTGTCATCACAATAATGATTGAACCGCCTGGCTGTAAACGCTGTCTTGGGCCAGAAGTGTACCATTCGTAGATATTATCTAGCGCAGTAGCGCTTAAAGCGTCTTGCTCAGACACTGGATCGTCAATAATAGCCAAATCAGCACCACGGCCAGCCAAAGCACCGCCCACACCAACCGCGTAATACTCCCCACCGCCGTTGGTACTCCAACGACCAGAGGCTTTTGCGTCTGATGCAAGCTTAACATCAGGAAAAATGTCCCTAAAATCCTCGCTATCAATCAAATTCTTTACTTTTCGACCAAAACCAACAGCTAATTCAGCCGTGTGGGTCGCTTGAATGATTTTTTTAGTAGGATCTCGTCCCATAAGCCACGTTGGGAACAAATAAGAGGCAAATTCGCTCTTAGTACAACGTGGCGGCATATTAACAATAAGCCTTTTTATCTTACCATCCGCCACAGCTTGCAACTTTTCAGCATAAACCTTGTGATGACGCCCCTCAATAAACTGAGGCCACACATGATTTACAAAAGACATGAAATCTTTTTGTTTTTCAACCCTATCGTCCAACGTCGTTAGGCGTTCTAACATAGGAGCTACTGTAGCAAGTTCCTCATCCGTTAAAAAATCTGTAAACTTGCTAATTTCATTCATGACATCGAGCTTAGTAACCTACTAATCGCACCATCTAAGTTGGATCCTGAAGTCGCACCGCCCATATTAAACTGTTTTGGCATTCTTAAAACAGGACTTACAACTGGTGCGGGCTGTGGATTTGGCTCTACTGGTGTCGTTACAGGAGGTGTTATCGGTCTGATAATTGGTGTCATCTCAGAAGAACCGCCACCTCCGCCAACAACATCAATAGGAACACAAGTGCCAGTTTCTGGATCTAACTCAAAACCAGGCTGACAAGGATTGTATTTTACGTTAATACCGCCAGGAGCGCCTTGACCCCCTATATCTTCTTGGTATCTTTCAATATCTCCTGATATATTTTCTCCATTACCGTCAAAATAACCGTTATTACTCTGCATATCTCCAGAATAACTCACAGTCTCACCATTGGCGTTAACACCTTGGGAACCTACAAAGTTACCATCTTTATCGTAAACAGGGTTAAATTGAACAGCGCCAGTGCCAAGAACACCTGTGGAACCACCTATACCAGTGCCAAATATACCAGAACCGCTACTTTGATTTAAAACTTCAGTAATAGCTTTTTGCCTTCTTTTAGGTGAAGTTCCTAATAAACTACCAAATGGCAATAAGCTAAGAGGATTAAAGCCAGCATCATCAATTTCTTTTTGAACAGCAATACGATCATCTACAAAATCCATAGCTGTATTTAAATCTAATTTACTTTCTGGGCCTAAGCCCTTTGTGCTTAAATCAATACTAGATAAAGGATCTACATTAGATGGAGAAGAAGCTTCTAAATTGTTCATATCACCACCCGCACCAAAATCAAAACCAAGATCAGGCACATTAGCAGATGCTCCCGTAACAGGATTTCCAACAATTGCATTAAACCCGTCATTAGCTGCAATAGCTGCTCCCATACCTGCGTCTTGATCAATAATAGAAGACAACTGAGGAGATGCAGGAGTAACAGGAGGACCTTGTGGATTTAAAGTATCTGCAAATTGTGCAGCAACAATAGCATCTCTTTCAGATTCATCTAACTGAGGTGAATCTACAATACCTGTAGCAACCTGTGATGGATCTTGCATTCCAGTTGGCATTTGAGCATCAAGTCCTGTAAACGCACTTGCGCCAGGGAAAGGATCACTTTCCATATCAATGTTATAACCAAAAGTAGGATCTTCAGCACCAACGCCAACACCGCCTAGATTATCTGTACCCATATCAATATTTAAATTACCATAATCAGGCGCTATAGGCGCACCTAATGTTGAGGATATACCTTGATTGCCCACTATATCAAAAAAGTTAGGCTCATCAGGCGCAGGAACAAAACCAGGAGGCATCATATCTGGCCTCACAACGCCGCCAAGTAAAGAAGAAACGTCAGGCATACTAACGTTTGTGCCAGGAATGTTTACTGAAAGATTCGGATCGTTGTATTGATTTAAAAAAGCCTCATCTAAAGTATTAACACCAACATCTTCTGTCGCAATAGGCGACGACTCAATAGAAGGTAGCGTCGAAGCTGTATTAAAATCAACAACATCTTTATAAGGATCAAACGCTTCTGTCGCTAATGCAACAGCATTTTGAGCATCAACATTGGAAACAGGCGCATTCGGGCCAATAATGTCGGGAACCTGAGAACTTATAGATTCAAAAGCAACTTGATCCGCTAGTTTATCTGGATCCGTCTCAAAAGCATCAAAATAACTATTGTCTACAGCTGCTTCAGATAACGCATCAATAAAGCCAGGATCTATTTCACCAGGGCCTACACCGCCTATATCGCCTAAACCATAACCTTCACCACCACCAGGAGCCTCGCCAGGTGAACCAAAACCACCAAATCCATAACCACCGCCACGGAAAGCAGGAACACCCATAGGCCCAGGTTCGCCAGTGCCGCCAGATGCACGAAGCATCATCTCTTCACCAGGATTAATATACGCTAACCTATGCGGCTCTCTGCCAATCATCGTACTGCGCGGAACAGCGCCCCCGCC